ATTCGCGAGCAAGAGGAGTATATCAATCGGTTAGTGAAAGCTGGAAACTACTTAGACGAATGTCTTTTATCTATAGCTGGAGAGAATCTTCCAGCAAAGCAATTGTGGCTCAAAGCCAAGGAGGCCAAGCCGTGAACATTGAACAACGACTGCTGTACATAGCGGAAGATCCGTTTGGCCTGTGTGATAAAAACTCACTGCGCAAAATTGCTCTAGAGGTCCGTAAAATAGAAGACCGCATCAAGCAACTCGAAACCGAGAACGACGCAATGAGAGCCGATCTGCTGCTCTGGCGGGAGGACAAATGGCGTGAATGACACCCCACGCATGAAAGCGGCGCAGATGGCCGCAATGGAACATATGACCGGAGATGTTTATCGTGTCGGTTGTGATATAGAACGCGAGCTTAACGAAGCGAAGGAACTCATAAAACGATTAGAAGTGGCAGCTTGGAAAAACTACAACAACGCCCACAAGAAGGAGGACAAATGAGAGATTGCGCATTCATATACGTCAATAAATCTAACGGACTAGTGCGCGTTGAAAGTATTGATACAGCTCAAAACGTAGACCAAAGCCCAGAATGGAATCACGTCGCAACAATCAACCCTCACGTTGTTCTTGAGAGCATTCTCCGAGCGACGATCAAAGACCGGAACCTCATCATCAAACACCTGCTAAAATGAAGCACCTGCACGAACTGCCGGAAGACCACCGATTGAGGAATGTGGCGCTCAAGGACATCGATGTCCGTATCCGCTGCCGTCACACGAAAACGACCCGCGATCCGCGCACTTGGAAGATCAAGGGCGACACATACAACCGCCTCGGCGACAACTGGAAGATCAACTTCGACTTCATTATCCAATGATCTACTCACAATCTGGCCAACTGCCCCATCATCAATACTGCTTCGTCGATGCCTCGTTCCTTGGCGCTGGCTCTGGCGCTGGCTTCGTCCCGTGCGTCTGGTTTGGCTTGGTATCCATTCCCGGTCGAATGTGGGGCTGCACCATCATGCTCGAATGCGGAGCGGTCTATCGCGCTGTTCCGCCTCACGCCATAGCATTCGATCTACAGCCTGACCTCATCTGGAGCAAACAAAACGCTCAGCGATGGGATTGCTACGGCACCGACTTCGCCACGATTGAGTACACGTTCCTGCGGGGGCTTGAATGTAACGTCAAATGCGATGACTTAATCACCACTGGCGACTACCTCTTCACCGCTGCGCCCATCGGCGATAGCTGGAGTCGTCAGCCTAATCAGGCCAAGGAGTTTATGTTCATCCGAACCGATGGCGACAGACTCACAATTCAACCCACCGACAAGGTGGTATTTATCGAGAAGTCGTTCACTGAAACTGAATGGCCAACCGGACTTATCACGACCGACACCGTTTACACCTGCGAATAAACATTTCCCCACATGAAGAAAACAGCCAAATACACAGTTATCACCATCGACTCAGCACTTCACGAAGAGGTTCGTAAACATTGCGATGAGTATGGATTGAAGATCGGATTTTTCGCCAATCAAGCGTTAAGGAAGTTGCTGGACAAGAGGTGCGCCACGACGAAATCGAGCGCGCCTTCTGCCGCCAGTACAACGAACGAATAATGGCGAATCGCACCGTGTGGTGCGGACAAAATCCTTCGCTCACTATGAAGCAGTGGGCGGAGGGGCAAATTTCCTAAAACTATGAATCTAAGAGAATACCAACAAAAAGCAGTAGAGTGGGCCAAAACTAGCGATGGTCTGATCGTCGCCCCCGCCGGTAGCGGTAAGACATGGATTGCCGCGAGCATCATTAAGCACTTCCTAGAACAGCATCACCTCAAAGACTACCCGTGCAAAATTGGATGGCTCGCCCCAACACGCGAGACATGTCAGCAAGCGCGCACATCGCTCCGCGTTGCCGGTGTACCTGACGAGGTCGTTGAGGTGCGCTGTCCGCATGAATCAGTGGACTTCAGCAAGAAGGACATGCTGATCGTGGACGAAGCGAAGCACAGCCCTGCCGCTGGATGGCGTCGCATCATCGAGTCCTGTAACGGTATACGTTATGGATTTGACGCCACGCCGTGGGGCGACGATCCAGACCGGAACACGGTGACTCGAACGCTCTTCCGCAACCGCACCTACGAGATAAGCCGCAGCGACATTGGCGATTCATTGGCCGACGCTTATCTCCAACTCTCCGACGCAACCGATCTGAATCTGAAGCAGAAGATCGATGACAACATCGACCGGCTGTTTGTAACAAGACGGCGGTACATGCGGATAAGTGATGAAGATCTGAAGAAGATGTGCGCTTGGGAATCGCTCGTCGATATCGGCATCTGTCAGAACCGTGAGCGCAACAACTACGCCATCAACTACGCGGTCGAACACCTTGACATGCAGACGCTCATCCTCATCCCGCGCATCACGCTGGGCGAGGACTACGAGAAGCGGATTCCGAATTCTCTGCTCGTTCATTCCAAGATTGCGAAGAAGCAGCGCAAGGCCGCGATGGAAGAATTCAAGGCTGGCAACCTGCGAACCATGATCGCCACAAGCTTGGCCGACGAAGGATTGGATCTGCCCAACGTCGAACTGCTCATCATGGTCAGCGGCGGTCGGTCGTCGCAGAAGACCATCCAGCGAGCCAGTCGGGCATTGCGGAAAACAGAAACCAAGAACTGCGCGACAATCGTAGATTTCTCTGACAAGTTCCACCCCATCGGAGCATTCCACGCTAAGAAGCGCATGACCTGCTACCGTGAACTAGGTTGTATTTTCCAATGAGTGTATCCACGACAGCAAACGAAACATCCACGCCGACCGAGAACGTAGTCTATCTGATCGGCGAACTACGCGGCGTCAGTCGGCAAACCGAAACCAAAACCGGCTCGCTCATGGTGCGCCGCGTTATATCCATCGCCCGTCACTGGACCGACAGCGAGGGGCGCTTCCACGAAGACTTCGATGAGTTCGAGCTGTCCTCATGGGGACAAGTTGCAGAGAAGATCATCGAGATTCAGAACGGCGCTCTAGTGCGCGTAAAAGGCCGCGTAAAGGTCGAGAAGTGGAGCGAGGGCGGAGACACGAAATCAGCGGTTCGAATCGCTGCCGAGAACGTCACTATCCTTTGTTACTAAAAATAATATTGAGCGAATGAAAAATCCCCACATGAACAAAAAAATTATCCATCTCCTATCTGGCGGACTCGACAGCGTAACGATGATGTACGACCTATTAAATCAGGGGCATCAACTGCATGCGCTGATGTTCGATTACAAGCAGCGTCACAGCCAAGAATTGCTGTGCGCCAAGTATCATGCAAAGCTTGCTGGAGTAGTCTTCACTGTTGTAGATCTTCCTCCGCTTGGTGGACTCACCGAGCAATCGTGGGTTGTCCCGAATCGCAACGCCATCTTCCTAAGCGTTGCCGTTAACTTCGCTTGCGAGTCTGGATCTGACACCGTGACGATTGGATGTAACAAGGACGATGAAGAGCAATTCCCAGACTGTCGGCGAGGATTCATTGAAGCGATGCAAAAGACAGTCAACGAATCCGGCTACAGCGTCGAAATATGCGCTCCGTACATCGACAAGCGCAAATGGGAGATTGCCGGAATCGCCAGAGACATGGGCATCAACGGCTCAAACATCTGGACTTGCTACAACGGAGGATTGAAACCCTGCGGAGTCTGTCCCGCTTGCTTGAAGCTCAACGATTCCGGCTTATGATCGTGATGCTAGATACATCCACAGACTTCGATTTGTGCGAGAGCGAATTGGGAGTTCAGGTTGAGCAGTTGTTCACTCCGCTTACGGGTCTGAACCCAAAGCGTCCCAATGGTAGATTTGGAATCGACAACGGAGCCTTCAGTAAGTTCAACGCTGAAGCTTTCATGCGGACTCTCAAAAAGCATGAACCCAGAAAAAACCTCTGCCGATTTGTAGCTGCACCGGATGTTGTCGGTTCTGCGATCAGAACTCTGGAGTGTTTCCAGCGTTGGAGTCCAAAGTTGACCGGCTGGCCGATTGCGCTCGTCTGCCAAGATGGGCAAGAGCATCTGTCGATTCCTTGGGATGAAATCGACGCGATCTTTATCGGTGGATCAACCGAGTGGAAAATTTCCCGTCACGCTGCCGCGATTGTCAAAGCGTCTAAGATTCTTGGAAAGTGGTGCCATATTGGACGAATCAATACTCCCGGCAGATACGAATACTTTGAGGAACTCGGAGCGGACTCATGCGACGGAACTGGACTGGCGAAATATTCGCACATGAGAGAATCAATCAAGCGGTCTATTGAAAATCCAAAATTACTATGAAATCAAACCAAACAATCGTTGCGGTCGATCCGGGTGTGGGCGGCGGATTCGCGGTCAGCACGTCGGAAGGAATACTCCTGTTTCCAATGCCCGATTCGCTGACTGACACGGCGCAATTACTGGCAGGATTCAAGGTGGCCGACTCTCATCTATGGGTCGAGAAAGTACCAAAGTTCGTCAGCAAACTCACATCGTCGGCCAGCATGGCGACACTCCATGAAAACTACGGGATTGTGCAGGGGCTTGGCTACGCGCAAGGCTACGCACTCCACCGTGTTGAACCTAAAATCTGGCAAGAGCCACTTGGACTCGGAGGACGTAAATCATGCGAAACCGGACCAGAATGGAAGCGAAAGCTAAAAAGCAAAGCTCAGGAACTATATCCGAATCTGGACGTCACGCTCAAAAACTGCGACGCCCTTTTGATCCTCCACTACGCGATGGGGGGCGGCAGATGATCCACAAAGCCAATCGTCCGCCCTCGCCCGAGGAGTTGAAACATCTGCTCATCATGGCGTTCTGCATGGGCATGGTTATCACTGCGGCCTACTTCATTCTCTTCGTCATCAAATGAGCGAGAATATCAAGCCCATGTCCGAAGAAACGGACGTGGAGACATTGCGAGCGGCCATCGCAGAATACCAATGGTTGGCCAACGTACTTTTCAAATCTCTCGGGTGCGGATGCAACGGAACTCAAGACCTTTGCTGGAACTGCACCCAAGCCGAGCGACACTACAAACACACAATCGAGACATACAAATGAGCGACGGAAATAAATTATCAATCATACGGATAGCGGATTCAAATGAAGCGCCCGAAAAGATTCACTTCGCTTACATCGACCAGAAGTACAAGGAGTGGCTAGTCCGACGCGGATTCGTCAACGAACTTGGTCAGGAAATCGGGATGAGAAAAGCAGGCGGATGGCGCGGAAAGACGGTCAAAAAAGGTTAATTAATGCAAACTCAAATCACGAGAGAACAGTTATTGAAGGAAGCACCGGCATTGATCGACTATGCGATTCTTCGAGGTTGGATAACCAAGCCCAAGCCAAAGGCTCTAATTGTTGACGGCGTTTGGCATGCGGCTGGTACAGGACATCTCGATAACGCCTCAGAAGATGAAATTCAAAAACTCAGGAAACAGTACGGTGCAGGTTGAAGTCATTTCCGACGACGTAGAGATACGAATCGGGGAAATGAAATGGGTGGGGATAGCCTACACCCGTGACGGAAAACCCAAGGTGTACGTTCGAACGAAAGCCGAATTCGAGGCCAAGTTCACTCCGGTCATTGAACAAGCACCCTAAACTCTACATCGCAGCACAAGAGCAGCTCTTTGCGAAGTTTCAGTCTCGCTCCATACCAATTCAACACTGGAGCAAGTACCTGATGACTCCCAAAGAGCTGTCTCTCCTTTTCGCAAAATTCGAAGAATCAAAGTCGGTTCTCCAGCAAATCGCCTCGAATGATCTGGGCGAAAGCGGGGACATAGCGCGCAAACAACTTGGAATCAAATGAATCAATCAAAGATCGACCGTGCCAGAGCATGGCTCAGAAACACGCCGGGAGCCGTCAGCGGACAAGGCGGTCATAACGCAACCTTCGCAGTAGCTACCGCTCTGGTGCATGGATTCGAGCTGTCGCGAGGATCGGCTGAAGCACTACTATCCGAGTACAACGAGAAATGCTCTCCGCCGTGGAATGCCTATGAATTGGCCCACAAGGTGAATCAGGCAATGACCGTGACGCACGACAAGCCGCGTGGCTGGCTCTTATCCGCTCAATCGGGCATTGGACAGGGCGGCAATCCCATCTCGCCTACCGGCAAGTTCGTCGTTCGCACGATCCAAACGATGCCAGAACCTCCGTCTCCGTTTACGACAATCGACTTCCTGAAAGCCTGCTTCGAGTCGGACGAAGTTGTCTGCATCTGCAACGACATTATTTTCGACGAAGAGGGTCGAGGTAGGCCAGCCTCCAAGGGTACGTTCCTTAAGCGCGACGAATGGATTAAGAACCACTTCACGCCGCCCATCAGCGCCATGTGGAATGGCAGCGATAGCAAGGGTGCATACGTCCGCATCAATCCATGCTTCGATGAGAGCGGTTCGGACTCTGGCGTGGCGAACTTCCGCCATGTCCTAGTCGAGATGGACGAGAAGACGAAGGATGAGCAATGGACAGCGTTGAAGGAGTCGAAGCTCCCGCTATCTGTGGTCATAGATTCCGGCGGCAAGAGTCTGCACGGCTGGGTGCGCGTTGAAGCGGCCAATAGAGAGGAGTGGAACGAGCGCCGCGATGTTGTCTATCGCTACCTCGAAAGCATCGGCATCGATCCGAAGAACAAGAACGCGAGCCGGTTCAGCCGTCTGGCCGGTGTAATGCGCGATGGCAAGGAGCAGAAGCTCTTAGCCGTCAATGTGGGCGCAGTGAACTGGGAAGCGTTCAAGGACGACATGGACGCGCAGGACATGCCGATGGAGTTCTCGATAGACAGCATCATCGAGTACGATCCGCAGAATGATCCTGACAATTTGATCGGTGACAGATGGGTTCGACGCGGATCTTCGCTTCTCTTTGTCGGTCAAAGCGGATGCGGCAAAAGCTCAATGGCCGCGTATCAGGGTTTGAAATGGGCATCCGGCGAAGCTTGGTTTGGCGTAAAGCCCGTCCGGGCGCTAAAAGTAGCTTACATTCAGGCGGAAAACGACATTGCCGATCAGCATGATGCGCTCAAGGGCGCTGCTCAGATGACCTTCGGAAAGGAGAACTGGGAGCGAGGTCTTCGGAGTGCGAACATGTTATTCTTCCGCGAAACAGTAAGAACCGGCTCCGACTTCGCGACGATGCTCCGCCGCCTCGTTCGCAAGACTAAGGTGGACGTGGTTTACATCGATCCTCTGCTCTCCTACATGGGCGGCAATCCATCGGATATCGAGGTCTGCGCGAACTTTACGCGGCACTTGCTCCAGCCGATTATGATGGAGACAGGCGTAGTCCTGATTCTCGTTCATCACTTCCCGAAGCCCAAAGGTCGAGACGACAAACCGGAGAGCGTGGCAGAGATGGCCTACTCAGGATTCGGATCGTCGGACCTAACGAACTGGGCCAGAGAGGTGATTGTGATGAAGGAAGTTGGCTTCAATCAACCTCGACAATTTATGCTCGGAATGGCGAAGCGAGCGGATCGTTCCGGCATGACGGACAAAGACGGAAAAGTCACCGGATCGATTATGATCCAGCGTGGCACGGGCGGCGACATCTCATGGAACTACGCAGATCCACAGAAGTTCGTCGTCGATAAGGAGTCGGCCAAGAAGCCGTACGTCAAAGGACGCTATCCTAAGCGTAGCTAGACTGACTCTCAGCGCGGCGACGACCTTTCGCGGCGAGCGATTGGAACTTCGCCTTGCCGAGCTTCTTACGACCAATGTAGGCCGCGAGAGAGCGAGGATCGCGAACGCCCTTCTTCTCAAGAGAGCCGATAAGCTTCTCGTAACGACCGCCACCACCAAGTTTCATCTTGTCCATAAAATCAGATAGGGTTTGAGGTTAAAACCGACAGAACAATCGCAAGAATCCATGCCGCGCAGCTCCAATACTTAGGCGTCGTCTTGTCCTTCGCCTCCGCACAGTTCATCCGCGCACGGAAATTCTTTCGACGCTTAGGATTTGACTTCTTGATCGTCATATTAGGATCGCCGAAGCGAAGCTTGATGACATTGCCGTTGTCGTTCTTAACGTACACCGCGCTCTTCTTACGCTCACCCGGCGTGTAGAAGGGATTTTCCAGCGTCACCTTCTTGCCCTGATAGGTGTTACCCTTTTTGGAGAGGGAGGTTTTCATTATTCGCGGCGACGAGCTTGACGTTGAGCTTCACGCATCTGCTTCTCTTCGATCTGGCGCTCTTCTGACTGCATCATTGCCTTGTCGGTTTCAAGCTTCAAAAGTCTCGACCAATTTCTATTGAAAAGATCAATTTGATCTTGAGTGAGCTGATCGATTGGAGTGCTTACCGTTTTCCCGTAAGTTGGTGATTGCAGCATTTTTCCAACCCCAGCTAACGTCGCTTGACCGACAGCGCTTAAGACCAATTTCCTGCCAACAAATCCAAGAAGACCAGTGCCAAGCGCAGCTCCCGGTCCGCTTGAAAGATATGCTCCTCCGGTAGCCAATGTGGCCAATGCCGGGACGATTGATTTCTTAACAAGGCTGTCCTTGTTGTCCATAACCTTTGCCAACTGATCCGCAATGGTGCTAATTTTTTCTACGCCTCCATCGCCAAACAGTTGAGAAACAATGGCGTTGTATTCACCCGGAGAGTCTCCACCTGCAATCAACGATTTCATCTTGTTGGTGTCGATTGATTTTTTACCCTGAACAAGCGACTCGTTGACAATCCTTCCAAGCAGAATGTTCTGAAGATCTGCCTGAAGTTCCGGTCTGCTGGATTTGAGCGCGGCAACAAACTCTTTAGTCCTGATTCGAGACGGAATGTCTCCAGAAGACGATTTCAAGAAATCGATAATTTCACCCGGCGGAACATTTACATCGTCAAACCTGCCAGTCTTTACGGTTCTATTTGCCAGCTTTTCAAACTCGGAAACTTTTTTAGCAGACTCAGTGACATAGTCGTTCAAGTCTTGAAGCATGGATTTTGCGTCAGGATTTGAAATAATTTGAGCCACCTCCTCGTTATCCAACTTTGCCCCGCTATCAACCTTGGCTTTTATGCTTATAAGTAAATCTCTAAACTCCTTTGGCTTCGCAAGAACTCCAGTCAGGGGTCTTTCGCTTTTTTGAAATTCTGCAAGGCGTTTGGTTACACCAGCTACTTCTTTTTCTTTTTGTGAAATCTCCTTTCCGGTTTCAGCAATTTTACCGCGCAACTCAGCGGCTTGCTGGGACGGCTCAGCTAAAACACCTTTAAGCTCAACATCTTCGTTTTTCTTTTGAAACTGAAAAAGCCTTTTTTTAATTTCTTTCTTTTTGTCAGAGTTTTCCTTTAAAAGAGCTTCAGCTCCTTTTACGTTTTTTTCAACGTCTTGAGCAAGACTTTCGGATTCTTTTGTTAAATCGGTAAATTGCTTTTCAAGTTTTGAGCCTTCATCAATTAAAGACCCATACTTTGCGGCAACATCTTGAATTTCTCCAAATGCTGGAAAAAACTCTTCAACAACATTTCTTGAAATGCCTTTGTTTTTCCCAGACTTTGCCTGAGTCAAAGCATTAAGAAAATCAGTCGGCTTTTCTCCTCGAATCTGATTGTAAATAAAATCTTTTAAAATTGGTTTTGCTTCTGTTTCCCACTTCTCCGCAAATGCCTCTTTCAATATTTCAAGAGTAGTTGATCCTTGTGGGCCAATAATTGCCGCTATGGATTCTGGTTTTCCTCCTCCTTCTCCAATATCCCTAAGAATCTTATTTGCAAACGATCCTTTAACCCTTCTCATGGCTTCTGAGTGCAGCTTGTTCTCTTGTTCAAGCGCAGCTTTAAGCGGTGGATACTTTTCGAATGCAGCAGTTATTTGATCGTTTATGTAGTTTAATTCTCGCCAGCTTTCAAAGGTTCCTTGTTGAACCTGAGCATTAAAATTAAATTGTCTATAAATTTGAGATCGTATTAAACGAAGATCTTCTAAATTTTTAGTCTCAAGAACAGTATCTCCATTTTTATCTTTTCTTCCTAAGTCAACCTCAATTGTTGCTTTTTTTAAATCTGGTCTAATTTTATCAAATCCTTTTTTTGATCGAGCATCAAGTTCGTCTACGATCTTATTCCAGTTTTCTCCAATTACGCTTCCAGCTTCAAAAGAACCAACTGGCTTTGAGGCAGCAAACCTTTCATCAAATCCATTTTCAATAGCTTTAATCTCTTCTTGATTTCTGAAAATTTGAGCTTCAATTCTAGTTCGATTTGCAACATCTGAGGCCGCAAGTTCAGACTTCTGCTTGTTCAATGCCCTTATCTCGCCAACAAGATCTTCAGATTCAAGCTGAAGACGGTCCTCTGCCCTTCTAGCAAAAGCAACAGCCCTGCTATTTCTTTCCTCAAGTATATCTTGGGATTTTTGCTCAGCATCGGCCATCTGCTGTTCAAGGCTGGTTTTTTCAGACTTCAACGCTTCAACTTCGCCAGCAATCTCTTTCTTTTTTCTGGCTGCCCCAGCGGCTGCTCTTTCGCTTCTTTTTGAAAGAAGAGAGTCAACTTTTTGAGTAGCTTTTTCTATAAGAAAATCGGACTGACGAATAACAGATTCAATGACCGCAGGATTGATTTCTGCATTACCAGAAACACGTTTCAGCTCTCCAACAATTGCTTGAGTCAAATCATTTCCAGAAAGACCGGAAGCGCGACCTTGCACAACTGATTGCGTCAAAAACGAATAAACATTGTCTGCAAACTGATCAAATTGTTCCTGACTAGAACCAGAAAACGACGGAGTGTAAACAGCATCTGCAACTTGACGAGCGAGTGCAGGGTCAATTCCTGCTTCATTTCCAAGTTCTTTTCTGATAAAATCAGCCCTTTCAGAAAGAGCTTTTTGAACAAACGGGCGATTAAACTCACCCACAAAGGCCGGAAAGTTAAAACCAGATCTTTTAGCGGCACCTACTCCACGCACTACCCCGGATAAACCCGGAAACAAAAGACCTCCAGTTAGAGTTCTAAGCGCAATTTCACCGCCAGTAACGTCTTCTCCTTGCGCTTCAATTCCAGCTTGAGCGCCAGATCTTGCTCCGCCGTATCCAACTTCTTTAAGCGCCTGAGCTTTAATCGAAGCTTGTTGGCCAACCCCAGTTTCTGAGGTCAGCGCTTTTTTTAAACCTTTCCCAGTTCCTTCTTTTGCAATTCCAAATGTAGGAAGAGCTTCGGCGGCAATTTGATATGGCCGCATTTTTTCTGGCTCTGCAAGTTGAGCTAAGCCTTCAAGAGCAACATTAGCAATCATCTCGCCTCCAAGCGTTTGTGCGCCGGGAACAGCCATCAACGCAAGCGGACCACCATATCGAATTGCGCCTCCAAGGACTTTGCGTCCTCGTTTGTTCTCAAAATTTACAAGAAATTGCCTTTCTTGATCCGTGAAGTCTTCATCAGCCATCGGCTCATAATTGCCTTCGACATATTTTTGAAACTTCCTTGCGCTATTCTTCCCGAGATAAAAACTCGCTGCCTCAACAAGCGAATCAGGGGGCGGCAATTTTGAATTATCAACAGCAGCTTTTAATGCCGCAGGAGAGCCAGCTTGCAAAAGCTGTTCGTCAGCATTTTTTGGAGCAGCAGTCTGCTGAAGGACTGGCGCTGCAATTTGATCTGCTTGGTTGCCAGCGGAAAGTTCCTGTTCGGTAATTTCTCTAAGAGGCATGTTTATTCCTTGATGAAAACTTTGTTTCCGACACGAACGCGAGCGCCAACAGGAGCGTACGTTTCAGCTTCTTCCATTGAATTGAAAGTCTGAATGACGGGTTCTGCCGATTGAGCAGAAGCTCCCGATTGTTGGCCTCCAGATTTAACTTCTTCAAGCGCAACAATTCCAAGCGGAGATTCCATTCTTTTAATTGAATCCGAGAATAAACGCCTGGCGTTATCAAGCTTTCTCCTGAATTGCTCTGGATTTAATTTTGAAAAATCGGCATTTAAAACTCTTCCTGCAATTGCTTTGTCCGTGTCGCTTTGAACGCCTTTTTCGTTCAAAAGACTGCGAGAAACAAGAGACTTCAAAAGTTCTATGGAGCCTTCAATTTCAATCTGATCTTGATTAAGTCCAAGATAAGGAATACCTGAAAGTCCAAGAGATTGAGTTGCAGACTGAAAACCAGAACCTAATCCAAATGCGCTTTCAATTTGATCGTCTGTAATCTTGTCAATTTCACTGATAGCCGTATTTGCAGCCCTTATTCCGCCAATCAAATCCTGCCTAGTCTTTGCTGGTATTTCGGGCTTCAACTCAATTTCTCCATAGGGGCTAATTGAAACATCCTTGCGAAATTTTGTAGCTTGAGCCTTAAGAAACTGAAACGCCTCGTTTTTATTTTCAGGAGAAGCCGCTTTCCAATCTTCAACAGCAGCTTTAAGAGGCTCACGTTGAGAAAGTTTCGCTTTCTGTGCTGCCGCCAACCCTTTAATTGCCGCATCTTTAGCGTTTTGATCTGCGGCAGGAGCAGCCAAAATTGCCTCTGGGGTTCCAAGAGCCATCAATGCTCTGACCTCTTTAGGGAATTGCTCAGCCTGCTTTGCGGTAAAAATCGAAATAGCTTGAGCTTTAACCTCTGGTGTTTCAGACGATGAATTGATTGCGGCTACACTTCCATAATCAGCAAGCTTTGATGCCTTTGAAAGATTTTGGCTTCCTTGAATCTTTGGGCCAAGAATTGAATAAATCTGCCTTATTTTTTGAGGATCAAGATTTCCATACTGATCAAGACCATTGTTGTTATCCCAAAGAACATCATACTGATTATTTTCCTCGGCCCATTTGTTTGCAATGTTGAGTTGGCTGGCTAAAGCGCTCTTGCTTGCGGCTAAACCTTTCATAAGCTTTGAACGCTCGGAATAATCATCAAGCTGCTGACGATACTGGTTTAGAATTGCTTGATTCTTAGCCGACTTAACCGGCCTAAAAGTCGGGAACGGCGCGTTTGGATTTATAAAAAACGTATCAACTGACTGAACATTGTAGTTCATGTTGTCAACGTCAGCAAGCTCGTCTTCCTGATCCTTCATCGCACGACCTAGCGCAAACGTCTGAACTTTATTCTGAAGATCAGCCTGACGCTGACGCATCACTTGATCAGCCGTCTGCACCTGCAATTGCTCCATCATCCGCTGCTGCGTCTGTGCGCGGTCGTAGAGCGATGCGCCTAGCTGAAATGCTTGAAGAGATTGGTCGGCCATAAAATGATCTTTTTAAGGTCCAAATCTGACACTAGGAGCGGACATTGAAGGCGGCGGAGCCATCAGATTCGGAACATCGATTTGAGGCGTTTGGCGCATCATGTTGGAGTAGTCAGACATCAATGCGCTGGAAAGACCATACTGCGACAGTGCGCCACCAACAGTTCCACCAAAATTAGTGAAGGCAGTCTGAGCAGCTTGAGCCATCGGAGACGGAGCGGCAGCAACCTGAGCGGCGGTCAAATCACGCCCGTACATTCTGGACTGTTGCTCCTGCAACGCCCCAATCCGTTGAGACGGCGTGATGAACATGCTGCTCACCGAGAACGGTTGAGCCATGCCAAAAGTCCGCTGCTGCTGGATGAAGTTTTGCGCCTGAGCAAGACCCTGATTCTGGATCTGCATCGATGTCAGACCAAAGTCGCGAGCGGCTAAATTTCTACCAACGCCCGAACCAGCGCCATACCCTCCGCTAAGCGCACGTCCAGCAGAAGATCGTTGAAGCTGAGAAGCAACATCTTGAGAAACCTCGCCCCGCAAAGCTGATCCGATATTCTTTCCAGCTTGTTGAATCAACTGATCGTAACCGGGAATCGCACGACGAAGCTGCGCCTCAAGCTGTGACTGCTCGGCGGCGGTCGTCTTGGTGGCCAAATCAGTTGCAGACTCAAGCGATGCGATATTCTGCTGGATCGCCTGCTTCTGTTCTGCCGCAAAATCAATCGGCTTTAGCTCAGGCACCTTCGGCTTTTTTCCGCCGAAAAGTCCACCGAGCAAACTGCCGACAGCGGATATTCCCGCTCCACCCAAAATTGCTGCGCCTATTGCCATAAATTATTATTTTGGTTTAGAACCATTGGGAGAATCCACCGCCGTTTAATCCGACGCCGACCATTCGGATTGTTGCGACTGCGTCCCCAAGGTATTGCATTGTTTGCTCCTGAACAGCTTGAACTGCTTTGGCTTCGTAGGCCACTGCTTCTTGAATCAAATCGTTTTCCTCCTTACGAATCGCCATGACCATCAGCTTGATGGCGTCAGGACTCGGTGGAATGAGGTAGTCATTGACGCTCGTTGCGTTGATATGGCGCATCTTTGCCATGACCGTCACCGGCTTATCTTCTTCGTTGTTACAACGATCCGTCAGGTAACTGCGGCGATACTGCGGCAAAGTTTCATCAGGGTCGTAAACTGCCAGATCAAGCTCCAGCAAGGTCGTCGCATTGTACTCGTACAACCGGCTCGATGTGTTGGTTGCCTGACGAATGACGCCGGTCAGCGATATGAACTTCTTGGTCGATTGAACGTACGGAAGAGCGAGCGTCAGCTTCTCGCCGTCAATCCATACGCCGCCAGACAGTGTGCGAATCCAATTTCCGCTCGCGTCAACGCCTTGCAGGATGATGGTCTTGCCGACATCTGAAGCATCACCGGGATAGACTCGGATGTAGCTGTTCGTGCCACCGGACATGTCGCGGTAAGAAACGACTGTGCCACGATCCACAAGCTGCTTGCCTACGCACCCGCCATTGTTTTCTCCGAGCAATCCGTATCCGCTTTCCTGAAACTCGAACCATTGATTGCGAACCGTTCCTACGCCGCAGCAATCGGCTACCGACTCGATGGTTTCGATATGACGCGGCCAAGTGATGCACCCTCCGACCGTGTGGATAGTGAAGCGTCCGTACGCGCCTGCCCACAACCCCTTGTGCAAAAGCCGTCGGCACGCCTGATTGATGTAGTCGTAAACGCGAGGGTCATCGACGCAGACGCCGACTACACGGGCGATTGTCGAGCGAATGTCCTGAACGATTAGCTTCATTTGGTGTAATAGACTCGGATGGTTCGCTTGATGAAGTAAACGCCGTAGAACGGAGGAAGGTTGTTGTGGGCGACTCCACCTCCAGTGGATGAAGTGGCAACATTTGCCGTGGTGCCATACTGAACACCATTAGCTCCGCCATTGTTCGCATCCGCAGTCACAAGCGGAAAGAAGTTGTGAGTGTGAGCAGGTATCTCAGGAACCGTCAGCGTGTGCTGATCCTCGCCGACGATTGACGTGGATGTAGCCGTACCCAGAACAGCAACCGAACCACTCGCCGCAAATGCTCCAACACCGACCGGGAATCGAGCGTCAAACGAGGTATCAACCATCCACATCGGACCAGTTGTAGTGGTTGCCACAGCAGTTCCATCACCGCCGTCGTACGAGAGAAGATCGGTAGTCGTTCCAACAAAGATGCGACGATCATAACCATTCGCTGCAACCGGATTTTTATAAACCCAGAATCCCTGATCAAAAATCCACCACTGTCCATTTTCATCAAGCCACGGATAAATCCGATTGTTGATCGATGGAAACGTCGGTCCAAAATTGAAGAACGAGTTTCCAATCGTGCTGTTGAAAACGGCTTGCGTGCCTCCGATGATATCGTTGGCCAAGTTCTGGTAGTTCAACGGACAATAACTCACCGGAAGACTTGGAGGTGTAAGCGTGATTAGGGTTAGGTTTGGCATACTATTCCGATGTGTAGGTAAACGGGTTTACGTCGCAAGCATCAAGAGTCTTGCATCCTTCGAAAACAAGACACTCGCCCACCGCAGGTTCCTGAACGTCGTAAGCGTGAACTCGGATGCTCTTGATGCGGCAATATCCCGTAACTGTCAGGCTCATTTGAACCTCGTACATGTTTCGAGTCGGCGTGCTAATGCTCGAATTGCACGGGATATCCGAAGGAGTCGGCAGGCGCATCTTCGGCCTGTACTGCGGCTGGAAATTGACCAGCGGACAAGCCGGTTGGCACTGCAAAGTTGTCGCGCATTCAGCCCAGTCTGCCCATTCAATCCATCCGGGATACTGGTCGGGTCGATACTCGACATTGAAAGAAGCGTCTCCGTCTAACGAATCAATGAAGATGTCGCCCGAATCAAGCCGCTTCAGTCCAAACGGAATCTCGAAGTTGTAGGCGCGAGTATGAACCAGCCACTGAATCTCCTTCTTTCCATCAGCAATGTTGTTATCGAACTTGTCGCCCTTGCTGATTTCCCAAATCTGAATGGTTCCGTTTTCGCCGCGAGCAATCGAAAAGCATCTATCTCCGTAAACGCTCTCCGTCTTTAAGACCTGCAACACATCGAGTCCGGTCCAGATTCCTGCCCACGCGGGAGGAAACTTTTTCCGCATCGACGTAATCAGGTCGAAATCCAAAACCATCAGCGCCTTGTGGATAACACCTTCGGCATTATACCGAGGCTGTGCGGTCATCAGCAATCGATTGTCGAACACGACCGCAGAGCCAGACCACAGAAGACTGGCCTGATCGTTCTCAGCAATGTTCAGAATCTCGCCGCTGATCGGCGTATTCCCCGGATCAGTGAACGAGCGACGAGCGATGATGAACGAGCGGACGCCATCGACTGCGCGGTAGAACACGTCACCGTTGACAGTAATGGCCGACCTAGCGCCAAGCGCACCGCTGGTCAGCAAGCTGATGGCTTGAATCGGATAGTTCAGATTCTTCCATGTATCACGATCAACAGGAGCTTGAATCGAGAAGACGTATCGAGGAGTAAAAACTAGGAGCGGACCTTGTCCAAGCGACGTGTCTGGATTGCCGGGGACGGCCATTGCCGTGATGCCACCTGAATCCGACGGAACCGCAAAGTCTCCGCCTTCATTGAGGAAGGTGTTCTCGGTTTCTTTGAGAACGCTCGCTCGCGTGCCATCTCCATAAACGATGTCGGTTGCTCTAAATGAGAATCCATTCGGAAGCGCGTACCAGATACGTCCGTTGACGTAGGCCATTACTCTACCGCATTTGATTTCGTCGATGGTTGCGCGACGCAGGTTTGATCCGTTGAAGATCAGCGGTGTGCTTTGGCCATCTTGAATGACGACAAAGTTCTCCGCCTGAACCATCCAGCCATCGAGTATGTTCGATGGGTTCTCAAGATTGGGCGAAGCTGAAAGATTCTGAACGCTGTTTTGAAGGCAGTCGTAAAGCCACACTTTACCACTGATCAACATCAGGATAAACGTCGCTCCGTTATCGCCGATGTACGGGAGCGCACACTGGAAGACGCCGGTTAAATTGCTCGAACCGTAGCACTCCTCGGAGAAACCGTCAGCCGTGACATTAGTTTGATCCGCAGTAACGAGCGTGCTGTCTGCCGTAATCGACAAGCATACGTCGTAATCTTTCTGGATGAAACCGGGTCGAGGAGAGATGAATCCCTGCCGAAAACTGGCATTGACCGCGAAGGCGACCTGATTCTTGTCCACCTCAGACGGCATCACACCAGCGTCAATGCCACCCTCAAAGGTGACAGACCCATCCGTGTACCGCCGTGGTGCGCGTTCGCTCATGGATTAAGCCTGAATCCGCTGGATGGAGAATGAGGAGCCAGTTACGACATTTACTCCAAACCCAGTAGTTTGAATCAAAATGTCGTAGTAATCAGTAATTACAGTAGCTTGATCTATATAAGAAAGTGAAACTGGAATAAGACTTTGCGGAGAAGCGTTTGTAGCGTTGAACTCTTGAGTCTGTAAAATGTTTGAACCGTTCTTACGCAAAAATACAATTACGCTTGCAGTGCCAGTGCTTCCAAGCAAGTTGAACACTGCATCAATCTTGTAGTACCCAGTGAATGGAGCTGTAAATCGACCAGTCGCAGCAGTAAATCCAGACGCGGTATCTATTCCTGCCCAAGATCCAGAAGGAAAATCGCCAAGGCTGAATGGGTTTTTAGTTGCTGCCGCTGCAATCAGGTTGTTGCCAGTCAGCCTCCGCGTAAACGTGACGTAGTTGAACGCTGCTCCGCTGGCCGTCGATGCGATGCTAATCGTTCCAGCACCCGGAGTAATCGTGATGTTCGAGCCTGCGGTCAGACTTGCCAACGTGTATCCAGAACCATTTCCAATGAGCAGTTGGCCATTGGTAGGTATGGTTGCGACGTTCGTTCCGCCGTTTGCAACCGGCAACACGCCGCTGATGTCTCCAACAGGAACCGTTGCGACGGTCGATAGAAATCCAGATCCGCTCGACCCTTGAGTCTTGATGTAACCAGATGAAAACGAATTAAGGGCTGTTGCGCTTGGAACCGATGCGTCGGGAGTTCGAACAATGTACGTCGCTGCGGAGGATGCTCCGCCAGACGCTCCAGCCGGACCTTGAGGACCAATCGCTCCAGCAAGCGTGATAAGCGAGCCGATTGAAATTGGAGTGGTCGGAATAGCATTCGGAATGCTCAAGACGCCAGCAGCCGGATTTCCAAGAGTTACGCTCAATCCAACAACGTCTACCACCTGCATGTAGCCGCACCCTTGAACAGAAACGAAAAATTGTCCTGCAATCGACTCTGGAAGGAATGAGCTGTCCTGAACCTGAACAACAACGTATCCGCCAAGTGGAGGAACCAAAGCTGCCGCCGTCGTGTAAGTGAACGCGTTTAAGCCGTTCGCGCCGTTCGTTCCGTTAGTACCCGCAGCACCCTGTGGTCCGGGGACATTCACGACAACCGGAACGGTATCGCAAGGCTGGCAGCAGCCGGTTGAAGAAACAAGTTGCGACGGCATATTTTTCCTTTGCCAGACCGTCAAGTCCAGCGAGAACTAATGCAAGGCCAAACTATGCCAGAGCAAGTGTCAGAGCATCCATTGATCGATCACAAGTACGGGATTCGTTCGCCCGTCAAGATTCCAGACTTAGAACTGGAACTCTACGCATTCCGAAATCGGCTCCAACCGAATGAAGGCGGACTGGGTACTTTCGATCATTTTCGTAACGCCACGAAAATGTTATGGCCGAAGATGAGCTGGAACCCGTGGCTTGAAGCACAAGTCGAAGGTCTTTGCGAACACGACTACGTCGGATGGGCCGGTTGCGGTGCGAGCGGAAAGACTTTCGGCGCGACGCTCTTTGCGACTGTTTGGTGGTTGGCCAACCCTTCCAAGACAACCGTTGTTCTCACGTCTACAACGGCAAAGATGATCCGAAAGCGTATGTGGGCAAATCTTCAGGATCTTGTTCGGAAATCACGCGGATTCCCCGGAAACATGGTTGATTCGAAGATGAGTCTTCAAGCCATCAAAGGCGACGACCGACACTCAATTTCCGCTATCGCCGTCGCCGAGGGCAACACATCCAAGGCTGTGGCCAACATTCAGGGCATCCACGCCGAGCGTGTGATGGTTATTATCGACGAAGCTACGGATACGCCCGAAGCAGCTTTTGAAGCGTGTACGAACCTTTCTAAGGGTTGCCGCGAGTTCAAGATGTTGGTCATCGGAAACCCTGCCTCAAAGTTTGATCCGCATGGGCGCTTCTGCACACCGGCAAAAGGTTGGCGCAGCGTAACGATTGAAGACCAGCATTGGCTGACAGAACGCGGGATGTGCCGACGCTTTGACGGCATGAAGTCGCCGAACATCAGCGAAGGTCGAACGAAGTATCCGTACCTCATTACTCAGGATCAGGTGTTATCGGCTATGCGACATGAGGGAGAGCAAAGCCCCACGTTCTGGAAGTACACACGCGGATTCTGGTCGCCGGACGGCATGGTCAAGACGGTCTTGTCCGAATCGCTCATCGAGACGCACACACCTACAAAAAGTTTGGTGTTTACGACCAATGTCCAAATCGTTGCCGGTCTTGATCCGGGCTTTGGTGGCGACAGATGTATCCTTCGCTTTGCAAAGGTTGGCACCGCAAACGACAAGGTCAGCATACTTTTTCAGGACATCATCCACATATCCGTCAACGCTCAGCTAACGGAGCCGGTGCATTACCAGATAGCCAATCGGGTTAAAGAAGAATGCAACAAGCGCGGTGTTCCACCGGACAAGTTTGGTCTGGATTCAAGCGGTGAAGGTGGTGGGTTGGCCGACATCTTGACCCGCGAATGGGGTGTAATTCATCGCACTGAGTTCGGCGGTTCGCCATCAACCATCCCTGTTAGCGATGAAGATAGTAGGCCATCCAATGAAGCTTACGATAGAAAGGTAACCGAACTCTGGTTCTCGATGCGTAAATGGGTTGTCGAGGAGCGGGTTGGCGGCATGGACATTGAGACGCTGCAAGAGTTCTGCGGTCGAATGTTCGATGATTCCAAGCGAAAGATATCGGTCGAATCCAAGACCGTGATGAAGCAGCGGACCGGAAAATCGCCTGATCTGGCCGACGCTGCTGTAGTCTTGCTTGATCTGGTCCGCAAAACTGCTGTTTTAGAGCCGCGCTTCACGAAGATGGACAAGGTGTGGGAAAAGCTGGTGAAGGACGCAGATTCAATTTACTACGACGAAACGATTGAAGCATGAGCAAAACCACTGGTTACAAAGTTCTGAACGAACACATGGTCATCCCCGGCGGATGGCATTACCGCATTCCCGAGACTGGGATTGAAGTGCCAGGAGGATCGTGGGCGCAGCTCCATGAGTTTGTCCGCAATCACTACACGGCGAACGCCATTCAAATCCCGAGCAACCTTGACACATTAATCACCGAATATGCGTGTCGTAACGGTGCTGATTGCTCTTACGACGAAGTCAATGTTCCCAAGCCAGAAGGTCGTAAATCACTTCAGATCGGCGACGTCATCCGGTTCAGCATGAGCCTTCTCCACGGTCTTACGGTTGGCGGTGGCAAGGTCGATCAAGCGGAAGCAAATCGGCGCGCAAGCATATGCTCAACCTGTTCATTCAACCGAAAACCACTCGGATGCACGGGATGCAACGCCCGTGTGCTGAAGGATGCCGTTAAAACTTTCTCTCAACACGGCAGTACTCCGATGGACGAAAGCCTGCAAAGCTGCGAGTTTTGCGGTTGCTTTATCAGAAGCATGGTTTGGTTTCCCATTGAAACCCTCCATAAATTCTCGGACGCTACAGAGAACGAAAACCTTCCGGCTCACTGCTGGAAAAAACGACCATGTACGGAAACTTAGCCCAACTGCCGCTTGAAACTATCAACGAAGACGGCAAAGCGCCTGAAACGCGCATAGCCGACGCGGCATCCGCTCGCGAAATCTTCCAGAAGCTCATCATGGCCGATGAGCTGCGTAATAGTACGCGAGCCAAGCTGCGCGGTCTGGTCGATGGAAATCCTCCGTACAATCCAGCAGAACTGCGCCGCAACAACCAAGCGTTCCGCACCAACGTCAATTTCCGTGAGTCGGAAGCGTTCCTCACGCTGGCGATGTCAGCCTTCTACGACGTGTTCGCCGAGGTGCCGACTTACACGAACATTCGTACCGCGTACGGTAACGACATGGATAAGCGGGAGGAATGGTCGAAGATCATCACCGAGGAGTTTGACCGACTCCAGAAGCTCGACAAGGACTTCGACTACATCATGCAGCTCTCGCAGCGCGAGATGGTCCTTATTGGCGATGGTCCGCTGATCTTCGAAGACAACACCAACTGGCGCTGCAAAGCCATCATGGCGACGGATCTGCTTGTCCCAGACGGCACTAAGTCAAACGTGAGCGACTGGAAGGTAGCCTGCGTCCGCACGCGCATGGGCGTGGATGATCTGTTCGAGAAGATCCAAGACGAAAAGGCGGCAAAAGCTTCCGGTTGGGATGTCGATTATGTCCGCGAGCGCATTCGTGCGGCGATGCCCGAGCCGTATCGCTCAGGTGTTCAGTACGACTGGGAGTTCTTCCAGAAGCAGCTTCGCTCAAACGACATCACGTTCAGCGCACGTTCCGAGGTGGTGCTGATGTGCCACGTTTTCTACAAGGAATTTGATGGTCAGATTAGCCATGTAATCATCGATGAACGCGACAGCGAAGACTTCATGTATCGCAAGCTTCGCCGATTCAGCCGGTGGGAGCAGGTCATTCATCCGATGTACTACGACCGTGGCGACGGCGAGCATCACGGTGTGAAGGGCTTAGGCATCAAGATGCTTCAGCCGATGGAACTCAAGAATCGTCTTCGCTGCTCGATGGTAGACAGCGCGTTTGCGAGGACTCAGATTCTGTTCCGACCCCTGAACGCCAATGCGCTGAGCAAGACAAGCGTCGTACAGCAAGGACCGTATGCCATACTTCCGCCAGATTATGAAGTCGTTCAGCAGAATATTGCTGGAGTTCTGGATGCTCCAATGGCGGTCAATGCGGACCTTGAAAATGTTCTTCAAGGCAATCTCTCTCAGTATCGCCAATCGCTCAACAAGCCCGTTGGTAATCCACGGACGGCGACGGAAGTCAACGCCATCGTCTCGCAGCAGTCAGCCATCGGCAAGACCCAATTGAGCCGGTATTACACTCAGCTCGATTCCTTCTTTGAGGAACGGTACAACCGCGCTTCGAATCCCAACCTAAACCCGATTACGAAGTCCGATAAGGACGCCATCGAGTTCCAACGTCGATGCAAAGAGCGTGGCGTTCCGGTGCAGGCGATGATGGATATCGACTACGTTGAGGCGACTAGGACTGTGGGCCAAGGTTCTCAGTTCGCTAAGCAACAGCTTCTTGGTCAGCTTCTCCAGTTGTCCGGTTCGCTTCCAGAGGGCGGCAAAATTAACCTGCTCAAGGACTATATTGCCGCACAGGTTGGCCAACAGATGGTGGATCGTTATCTGCCCTCGCAGATCCAGTCGTCTCGTACGCAGGATCAAGCCGCTCTCGCTGTTCTCGAACACGCTTCGCTGCGTCAGGGCAACATGCCGCTCGTCACCGACACGCAGAACCAGATCATCCACATCGAGACGCATCTTGGCGCGGCGAACGAAGCAGCGTCTTCTCTGCAAGGTGGCGGAAACCCAGAGGAAATCATGCTCTTCATGCAGGGTATTGGTCAGCATGTTCAGCAGCACATCCAGCGGCTTGCAACCGATCCGTCGCGCAAGCAGCAGGTCGATGCGTACGTCCAGCAGCTCGGAATGCTCGGTCAGACCGTTGAGCAGCTTGGCCAGATGCTCCAAGAGCAGCAGCAAGCGATGGCTCAGCAGCAGCAGGCTCAGGCGATTCAGCAAGGCTCTGATCCTCGTACAGCCGTGATGAACGCGGAGGTTCAGGCGAAAATCGCTCGCCAGAACGCCGAGACTATGGCCAACATTCAGCGTCAGAACACGAAGGCGATGGCAGATTTGTCACGCCGGAATGCGAAGACGACCGCTGATATTCAGCGTGCGAACGCAACTGCGGAATCCAACTTGTCGCGTCAGGGATGAAAAACATACATTTCGTTCACGGTCTTCATAACGACGGCTTCAATATTTGCGACAGAATCGCAATCGCTTCAGCTTGGATGAACAATCCTGACTGGAGCGTTTTTCTTTGGTGTCCTCAGGAACCTACCGGCGAGCAGTGGGATAAGTTGAAAGCGAAGGTTCCGGTTCGCGTGATGTTGGTTGACAATTTCAAGACGTGGAACGGGAAGGTTGTTCACAATTATCAACATCGCGCTGACCTGATTCGCCATGCTGTTTTATACGCGATGGGCGGCGTGTACGCTGACACCGACACGATTACTCTCGCTCCGTTTCCAAGGGAATGGCTTGAGCATGACGCTGTTTTAGGGCGCGAGTTCTGCGGAGAAGGCACCATTGGCCTGTGCAACGCTGTCATGTACAGCAGGATGCACGGACAGTTTCAGTGGAAATGGCTTCAAGAATGGCAAAAGTTTGACGGCACCGGATGGAACGAGTTTTCGGTTCAATATCCGTGGAAGCTGCATCAGGAAAATCCGGGGCTTTGTAAAGCGGTTGATTTCGAAATGCTTGGATTCATTCACTGCGAATCTGGCAAATACTGGAAACCCAACTATTCACTAGATGGATGCGTGATTGCTCATTTGTGGAGGTCATACCACACGCCTAGGATGAACTCTTTAACTGAAGAAATTATAAATAAAAAAGAAAATGTCTACTGCGAACACGCTTCAAAATATCTTTGATGATATCTACAGGGAAGATAGATGGAAGGGAGGCTCTGGACCCGGTTCAAACATAGCAAACACAACTGAGTATGTTTCTTATTTAAACGATCTGTTGCGCTCGTTAAATGTAAAATCATTTTTAGATGTTGGATGCGGAGATTGGCAACTAGGAGCGCGAATTGATTTTACTGGAATTAGATACAAAGGTATTGATGTCAGCAAGAATGCGGTTATAGCTGCGAAATCAAAGGCTCCAGAAGGAACGGAAATATCAAATCAACAGATAAACGAAATAAACGAATCGTTTGATTTTGTTCACATCAAAGATGTTCTTCAGCATCTCCCTTTAATTGAATGCGATAAAATATTAGGATATGCTTCAAAAAACAAATATGTACTTGTCGTCAACGATCATTGCGAAAAGAACTTAGACATTGAAGCAGGTCAACACAGACCGATTAACGTGTTGTTTTGGCCCAACTCCAAGCTCTTGAGAATGTTTAAAATAGGAGAATCAATCAAATCTGCAATTTTAATAACTAACATAAAATGAAATTTCCAAGAACATTTTGCGTTTCACTTAAATCCGCAGCTAAAAGAAGGGAAGTTGTATTCAATCACCTAAAGAGTCATGGAATTGATTTTCATCTATTCGATGCAATCCACGCTCCAAGGATGGGTTTGGATACAAAGCTGTCATACCTTGATGACCATCCGAACTGGATTCCTGAAGATGGCCCGACATATCGAATCTCTCAAAGCGTTCTTGGATGTTCCATGTCGCATTATACGATTTGGAGGATCATGGAGTATCTGGATGACGATTATTTTTTGGTCGTCGAGGATGACGTTGAGCTTTGCGAAGGTTTTAAAGAGAAGCTGATGGCAAAGATTCAAAATTTGCCGAGCGATTGGCAGTTTGTTTTTGTAGGCCATTGTTGCCTTGATCCAAAGATGCTTATGGTCCGCGAAGGAGTAGCTCACACACCGAACCCACCGATGTGTACTCACGCATACATGGTTCGAAAAACTGCGGTAAAGCATCTCATAGAAACAAATGAACTGATGTACGCTCCGATAGACATTCAGCTCAAAAAGAGAACGCTTCCGACCATTAGTCACTATTCATTAGTACCACCACTCGCAACACAAAATGGACAACCAAGTACAATTCACGGATAACGAAGCTTGGGAAAAAGTAATCAAGGCTAGGAGCTTTGTTCCGGGGTGGACGTTTGAAGAGAAGAGTCGATACATGTTCGACATTGTTCTTCAATCGAAGCCTAGCGTCGTTGTTGAGGTTGGTGTTTGGAGAGGCTTAAGCGTAGCCAGCTTCTGCGCGGCATCACTCATTCACAAATGCAAAGTGTTCGCAATTGACCCGTGGAGCAAATGCGCGATGAGCGAAAATGGGTACAGTGTCCACCTCACCGAAGGGCAGGATCAGCTCGATCTGATCTACAATCAATTTGTTCGCGACTTCAAGGTTCTTGGGCTAGACGAGAATTTGACCACCATTCGAAAAACGTCTTGGGACGCTTCTTTTGATTTCGCTGACGAAAGCATCGACATTTTCCACTTGGACGGGGCGCACACCGAATGGGATTCAACGCGAGACTTGATTGCGTGGACTCCAAAGATTAAGGTTGGAGGACTGTTCATCATGGATGACGCGAATTGGGAAACCATGAAGCTTGTTCAAGAGATTGCGCTTAAAAAATACGAGCATTCAACGTATCTGGAAGGCGGAAAAACACGGGTATTTGTGCGAAAACAATGAAAGACATAATCCGAAGTCTGTCCCTCAAGGCTCTCAAGCGATTTGCAAACGGCGGCGATGGTCCTGCGGATCTTCTTCAGGAAATCGAAGACCTTCGCAAAACGCTTGAGATTCGAACCAAAGAACATGACGAGCATCTGACCGAGGTCCGCGAGGAGCGCGATCATTGGCTCGCTCTCTACGATGAAATCAAATTCGCTGCCGAGTTTCTAATGAGCTACGCAAAAAATGACGTCCCCAAGCTGAGTGAACAAACCGATTGGGAGACTGGCAAAATCGTTCTGCCGCAGGAAACGGGGACGTACTACTTCAACCCGGCAATCATGCTCGAACCGGACGGTCGAATCATGCTTTTTACCCGTCGCTGCCGTAACAAGCGCGAGAAGGACGAGGATGTCTACATCGAGAAGAACGACATCGTCGTGTTCGAGCTGAGTCAGGATCTTCGCGCCACAAAGAAGTCGCTGCTCCAGTTAATCTCCCATTACCCCCTCGAACAGTTCGAAGATCCTCGCGTCGTCAAATTCGGCGACAAGTACGGCGTGAGTTGCGCCACATTCGTTCCGTTCAAGAGCTACGCGCACCAAGGGATGTTCCTTCTGGACAAGCATTTCCTGAACGTAGGGCGCTTAGACATGATCTACGGCAACAACTACGCGCAGGCCATGATCAACGATGGCCATGAGAAGAACTGGCTCTACTTCGTCCACGATAATGCGCCACACATGGTGTATTCGGCCAATCCTCACGTCGTTGTGCGCCTTAATGGGCGTTTAGAGAAGGAGGAGGAATACGTCACCGACGAGTTCAATCCGCTCTGGAAGTTTGGCGAGGTGCGCGGAGGCTCCAATCCGATCCTTTGCGACGGCTTGTACTGGACCTTCTTCCATAGCTCGCTGCCGTGGATCAACAAAAAGCGCCGCTACTACATGGGTGCCTACGCTTTCGAAGCAAAGCCTCCTTTCCGCATCGCTCGAATGACGACGCTGCCGCTTCTGACTGGAACGAATCAGCAGGATTGGTGGCCGGGATTGCCTGCGGTCGTATTCCCGTGCGGCGCATTCTTCGATACCGCAAAGAATAAGTTTGTCGTCTCGTACGGAATCAACGATGTGGACTGCGGTTACATCAAGATTCCGTTGGCCGACTTGCTTGAGGTGACGAAGGTGATTCGACCCAAGCGCGACGTCGTCAACAAAGAGAACCCGATCAAACTAGACGATGTTCTCGATCCAATTCCGCAGAGACACAAACTACAACGAAACAAAAAATCAAAGTATGATGAACTGGCTAAGAGGCTCGACGAAGAACCGCAAGGAGATGGCGAAAAGCCTGATGGACTTGCCTGAAGTAGACATTCTCGAATGGACAACGGCTGGCCAACAGGCCGAACTTGCGCTTATTTTGCGAAATCCGATTCTTCGGATGGCTTTACGCATCGTGGCTGAGTCGATGCCGGTGCCTATGCCATCCCAAGGAAGCAAGGAATCGGACATTGTTTTCGCTGCTGGCGTGACTGCTGGATATGCTCATTGCCTCGAAAACATTCGAAAACTTGCAGTAACCGACACAACGAGAGAACCTGAAGCAACATTTGAAAAACAATACTAACATTTTATGGAAGAACCACTGAACTCACCGACCGTTAATTCCGCGCAAACGCCTGATTTCGAAAGCTCCTTCATCGAGTCTTTCAAGGCTAATACTTTAGAGGATGCTGCCGCTGGAGAGGATAGTGCAAAAGCTTCGCAAGTAACCGAGGAGCCTAAGCAGAAGAAGCAAACGCAGCCTAAGTCCGAAGCGAACACCAAGCTCAGCAAGTCTGAGATGGATATCGAGCGGATGTTCAGCCCGAAGGAGAAGGCTCCAGCTACCGAGGATTCCTCGGCTACTGATGACTCTGGCATCCCTGAGTCGATCAAGTCTACGAAAGCCGCTGATGCTTTCCGTAAGATCAAGGAAGAGAAGGCGCAATTAGCCAAGCAGCTTGAAGAGATGAAGTCTGGCAAGGTTGCCAACCCAAACTTCGAAGCGCAGCTCAAGACTTTGCAGGAGGAGCGTGACGCGCTTTCCGAACGTGTTCGACTCCTCGACATTGAGCGCCATCCCAACTTCGTCAAAAAGTACGAAGGCAAGATTACCGGCGTGTTCGACTCGATGAAATCTGTCGTTGGCACGGATGGCGACAGGCTTATTGGCCTACTCAAGTCGCCTGAGAACGATTATCGGAACTCGCAGATCGACGACATCGTTGAGGGTCTTTCGCCCTCCAAGAAGGCGAAGCTTGGCGCTCTGATCGTCAAGTACGACGAAATCAACGGCGAGAAGTCTGCGGAGATGTCAGAGGCGAAGTCCGATTACGACTCGATCATCTCGAAGTACCAGCAGGACAACGAGGAAGGCACTCGCGCAGCATTGGAGTCGGCCAATAAGACTTGGACAAAGGTCAGTGAGAACGCTCGCGCTCTGGAAATCTTTGAGCCGCGTGAAAACGACGACGAATGGAATACGGAGCTAACTAGCCGACTTAGCCTCGCGCAGCAGATCTTCAATGGCGAGAACAGCGAAGAAGACCTCGCTAAGGCCGCTCTATGGGCCGCTGCCGCGCCTAAATATCGCGAGCTTCTCTATTCTCAGGTCGAGGTAAACAAGCGCCTACAAGCCGAACTAGCGAAGTATCGAGGCAGTGAACCCGGTGTTAGCTCGAAAGCAACGGCTGGCGGCTCCCGCGCATCAAGTGCGAATGGTTCGAAGAGCGAGGACTTCGTCACGAACGTCCTGAAGTCGTTAGGACGCTGACCTAGCGCGTAGAAGTAATTATCCCCCGGTGGTTTTTGTTACCGCTGGGGGATTTTACTTTGAATCATTTACGATACGGACCGCTGCCGCCGCGATACGGACCACTGCCACTTGGAGCAGGCTTCGGCTTAACCGGAGGCTTCGATGGAGGAGACTGCTTGTAAGGTCCGCTGCCGCCACCGACGGCGGGTGAACCTTTGTACGGTGCGTTATTGCTCATAATTTTGCTTTCTTCCGCATCCTATGCTGGTAACCGATCTTCTGGAAACTGGTTTTTTCGCGTTTGAACCGGGATTTCTCCGCGCTGCTCATCTCCATCGTCGTCTTTGGAGTCTTATCGTTCACGCGCTTGGTGGGTCTGCACGCTGGATATCCGGCGCGTTCCTCGCCTTCCTGACGACCGCATGGTTTGCCGGTCTTGATGTCCACCCACTTCTCGGCGAACCAGCGGCCCAGACCGCCACGGACCTTTTTATCCGACATTGGCAACCTTGTATTTGCCGCCGCGCTTCTTGTACTCGCGAACGAGCCAAGCATTAGCGTATGCGGATGGATACACGTCGAACTTCGATTTCGCCGCTGACTTCATCTTGCTGTAGAGCGAAGTATTGGTCGGGACGTTCTTTTTCATGGCTTAGGAAGTGCGTACCAGCCCTCTGAGAGCGTTATACGGTTCTGAGAGCGCACCGTTTTGCCGGTAGAGTCAACCACCCAAACCTTTGCCTTAACGCTCTCAGCGAGGCGCACAGGCTCACCGTGGGCCACATAAACAACCCTACTTGCGCAGCTCACGCTCATGCTCATTAATGCGAGCAAGCAGATCGCGCTTAAGATCGGTTTGTTTTTTCGCATCTTCGCTTGTCACATCTTGCTTCGTCAGCGCGTGAAGCCAGATAACCAGCTTCATCACCAAGTCGGCCAAGAAGTTCATTCAGTTTTGATGATGTTGGGCGCAGCTTTTGCGGCCTTCTTGTTGTTGTAAACAGACCAGCCAACGCCAGCGATGCTTACGACAGCGCCTACAAGTTCAGCGAGTTGATCAGCACTGGCCAACCCTTTGGCGACGAGGAAACCACCGGCAGCGGTCAAGATGTGACGGACAAGAGAGGCGATGTTAGGGTTCATTTGTTTTGCTTCCTGAATTTTTGATACAGCTCGACGATTTTCACGACGCAGGTTAGAAGCGCGGCGAATGCGCCAAGAGCCAACGACGCAGTCTTGAGATGAGGATCGGATAATACCGCGTTCCCCAGAATACCGATGATCGGACCACCGACACCGATTGAGATGTCTCTGAAAAAGGTGTGGTGGTCCGTCATCGTGATGGTTAGTTAGCGAGCGGAACCTGCGATTTGGCGGCTTCGAGAATGATTTCAGCCAGAGGTACTCCGGCCTTTGCATTCTGGAAACCGCCAGCCTTGATGGCGATATCGATGAGTTGCAGCAGGGTGTTCGCTTGTTAGACGGTCAGTTCAATTTTAATCATGCCGCCGGAGCATCGGACACGCTGGCGTCATTGGCAACCAAAACCGGCACAGCCTGCTCGATCAACGGAGGAACGATTTCCACCGGAGGCGGCACCGGCACCCACGGCAACGGCAACGTCACCACCGGAGGATTGATCTGATCGTTGATCTGCTGCGTCACGTTCGCTTCGATAGCCGCTTGATCGACACCATTGGCGTAGCACCAACCAAGCACCTGCGATTGCGTCAGGTCAGGATATGGCGTGAAGTTATCAGACGGCGGCGAGAACGAGCATGATCCGTAGCAGGTGCCGCTGTATTGATCCTGAGTGCCGTTGCAACGCCAGTCGGCTGTAATCACGACATCGGTGAGGGAGCCTTCGACCTTACGGACGAGAAGGCTTTGAATAATCCATTTAATAGTAGTCATGGTGGTGCGGTGTATTTGATGTGTTAAAATCAACAGACTATGCGCTGGTTCCACCAAAGAATTGAGCAGAGATGGTTGCGGCAAGACCTGATGTGTTCGTGATACGAATCACGCCGTTGCTTGGAGTCGTTACGGTGAATGAAGCACCCGCTGTTGATCCGTTGGCGGTGGCAATTTGCGTAATTGTAGAAGAAGCGCCGCGCCCAAAAACAGAAAAGGTTGTTTGAGTGCGAGTATTTGCGTTGCTATCCAAAGTATTAGCAACCGACAGGAATCCCTGATAACCACCACCGCTGGTAACAACAGTAACGTCGATAAAGCTGCCACTAGCAATAGCAGATGCTTGGTTTCCAACAATAATTCCACGGGTTCCAAACGCTATAACAGCATCGCCAGAAGCTGTTCCAATCGTGCCTTTTACGCCCAACCCCGTAGCGTTGAGGGTCATGGCGGTGCCAGCGACTCCGCCTACGTTGGACCATGTGGCAATACCAGTTCCAGAAATTTGATGGAACTCAGATCCAACGTTGTTGTTTACGCTAAGAGCATATCCGCCAGTTGCTGAACCTCCGCCAACGCGAAAGCCATAACCAGTCGCGCTGGTGTTGTTGAAGTTGCCGATTACATCAGCAGCAACAGCGGTATCAGCTTGGGTTTTCCCAAGAATGGACAACTTGGCTGACCCAAGAGCCGTCAATGTGCCAATCAAAACCCGATCATTCGACGAATCAACCTTCAGCGTGTTCGTATCCACCGTCAGATCGCCGGTGATGGTGGCGGTTCCGGGTACGACGATGTTATTGCCGCTCGGGCCGGTGGCCGTGTACAGCTCGGTGAAGTTCAGGTTCGTGTAATCGAACGCCGTCCGCAGCGGCGTCCCCGTTCCGTCGTTCGGCGATGTGCCGATATTGATAGTTTGCTTTGCCATGTTGGGTGTTAAAGGGTTTTACCGTAGATTAAAATTGAGTCTCATCCGCAGTTATCGTCGTTACGTCAGCCGTAATGGACGTCAAATCAGCAGTAAGCTGAAATGCAGAAGGCGCACCAGTCACGTCGTAAATACGATTCAAAAGCGCCAGCTCAAGCATGTCCACCTCCCACGGAGAACGACATCCAGTTGCCGAAACCTCGGCGATAAGCTGAGCAGCTTCGGTACAGGTTATGGATGAGTCGGCCATATTATTAGTCTGCTACGATGAACCACGCCGTTCCATTGCTGATGATCGAAACTTTGGACCAGTGCGTCGTCAAAGAATAAGTTGCCGTTCCGTCAATCGTTTCGGAACCAAACGGATCGACAGTGACATGGTTCGCGCCAGCATTCACGCGCTTCACGAAGAATATCCGCCCATTGGCCGTTGCCGCCGGGGGAAGCGAAACCGTAATCGCTCCCGCTGTTGAATCGGCGATAATCGCGAAATCACTCGAAACGATTGACGTGGATGCCGTAACCGAGCGAGCCGTTCCGAACGAAGCAGCATTCGCCGCAGCCGTTCCAGATCCGTCGGCGATGCGGTTCAAAAGCGCAAGCTTCGCCATATCACGCTCCCACGGCGAGCGGCACCCAAGAGGGCTAACCTCGCTTAGCAGCGTTGCCGTTTCAGCGCATGTAATGTCAGCCATATCGTTTTAGCGTTTCGGTTATCGTGCCATCGGACCAGCACCGCGCTGCATCACCTCGGCGATAAATCCACCGCCGCCGGGAGCCTCGCCCTCCTCCTCCATCTCCTCCATCTCCTCGCCGCGCTCGGCCAGCTTCTTGCCCTTCGACTTCTTCTCGTATCCGGGAATGGCCACACCATCAATCTCAATGACCTCCGCTTTGCCATTCTTACCAAGAACGATAGTTGCCATAGTCTGGAACGCTTCGCCCTCCGCAAGGTTCTCGGGGATTTCTACGCCTTTTGGAATCGTAAATGACGGCATACGGGGAGCATTACGCGGCGCATTGGGATGTCAATGTCTAAGCGATAACGGGCAATAAAAAACCCGTCACCAACTTTTCGGGCCAGTGACGGGGTGCCTCGTTGTGAGGCGATTTACAAGACATTTAACCCGTGAATCCAACGCGGAAACGATGTCCCAAAAAGAAAAACCCGCAAGCATTTTCACGCCTGCGGATCTTTCGTGTAAGCTTCTGATCGATTACGAGCAGATGATTTGAGTCAGCGCGCCAGTGCAGCGGCGGAAGATAATGGTCATACCCTGATTCGTAAAAATCGGCTCAGCCGCGTGAACGAACTCAGCATAATGCTGACCCTTCTTCTCCAACGGATCGTCGCAATCCACATTGAACTTATAGGCACCAGTCACCCACTGCCACTCGCCCATGTAGTTGGTCGGCATCCAGCTCAGATCGCCAACCCGATTGACGGGCCGCACGATGTGGCTCTTGAACACATACGGAGTCACGATGAACGCAGCCTCGAAAGGAGCGGTCGTCCAGCTCGAATTGACGCTGAACACAGTACCCTTCGTACCGCTCGCACTAGTGAACGGCTGAACCAGCGTGTACTTGCCACCGGCATAGGTGAAGCGGGGCGGAAACAGATTCGGCACATGGCGATAGTTCTTAATCACCCGGTTCGCACCGATCCGCTTGAGCAACTCCGCTCCAGCGCCACTGCCCTGATCAGCGAAGCGCAAGTCATCGCGGAACGCCGGGTTGTTCTGAGCGATACGCTGCGAAGCCTCCAAGCCGATATATAGCGGAAATACCGGACCATCGCTGCTGTACGAGATGAAACCGGAGCTATCAGGGTTCGTCGCGCCGTTACGAATCAGCGTAGCAGCCGCGACATCCAGCATCTCCTGAGTCAACTCAGAGGTGGACTGATTGAGCGCCTGACCGGCAGAACCAGTCTGAATCCACGGGAACTCATTCACGCCAGAGGGAATCGTCTCGACCTGAGTAAAGGACGAGTCGGCCACAGCCTTGATCGCGAACTTGGCGAACGTATTCTGATAGCGAGTCTCCCATGAACGCTGAGCGCGGATCGAGAGCTTCTCCAAGTACACGCGCAAGAACGCCTCGACGCGGTGGTCATAGGTCAGATCATCCTTACACAAGAGCGGACCTTTCAGCGCAAAACGCTCAGGACTCCATGTAACGGAATTAAAACCAACCGGAACCTCGCTGTAAGTAACATTGCAAGCGCCGCCGTTGTCGCCGGGGTTACCGCTCGCCAGCGTAATGGCCGACCACTCCTCAGCCGAAGTCGGCTCGATGCTGGTCGTGTTGAACGAGGTCTGGGTCAAGCCAGTACCTTGAGGATACTCTCCGCGCTCAATCATATTGAGCCACATCGAGCGATACGAAGCGCGCTTATAGACGTCCTGCGCGAGCGACTCAGTCGCTACGGCGAAGGCGTTGAAGACATTGGGACAAGCCATATTGAGAAAAATTAAACCGACGTTATCTGCATTTGGTAGGCCATTCTATCCATCCATCAAACGATGGCGGACCGGACCTACGCGCTGACCGATGCGGAGCGTCATTGCCGCTTAGACAGTTTTGCGATGGCTGACCAAGCCTCCGCCTTGCTTAAGGTCGATAGCCGGACTGAGACACACTGGTGCGCCTTTAGCAATCAGAATAAGTCTTGATCGGGAATGCCGTCGATTAGCTCGCTCTGGTCAGCAATGTAGCTTTTGTATCCCTTGATGATCGTTCCGATCCTGTGCGGCTGGATGATATGCTCCTTCGCTATGAATCCCCTGAACGTATACGGACCGGGGAATTGACCGGTCATCAGCGCATAGAAATCCACTCCATCAGTCTTCGAGCCTTTGCGCGCATCGACCAATAGTTTCCCATTCTCGTACTTCGTCGTCTTCACATCGATGCGAATGCCCGGTGGGATGGGCGGGATAATCGCGTCGTAGAGCGGGTGCGGCGGCTCGCGATCCGTGTCGATGTCGGGGTAGACATTGAATAGCTTACAGAAGGCTATCTCGCCGCAGATGCCCTCCAGATCCACCGTCGAAGCGTCCTCTGGACTAATCTTCAAGTTCGTCAGATTGAAATGACGATTATTGCCGGAACGATTCTTAGCCACGAAGTGGGCCAACTTCCTCTCAGCTTGATTGAGAGAAATAACTTGACCAATTTTAATTTTACTTAACATGGTCAAAAAGACGGAAAATTTTTGAGGGGGGTATCGTAAACGAAGCCCCCCCCGCAAAGGGGGTGCCAGGTCTGCCGGCAAGTTTCGTACCAATCCTAGAAAAAACAATCTTTTTGTCCCATTAGATTTACTTATCCTGACCATTAGTTTCTACGTGATGCACATTAGCTGTTATCTTCACTTCGAGACGACAACCTCCGCGAACCGATCTGGCATCGAACCCAGCAAGTTAATGGACACTGAAGTCGCTTCATTACCTTCAGACCAACCGAACACAAGCGCAGATCGCTTCGAAACCGATTGAAGTATTCCCTCTCTAAGCGATTCGTCTTTGATACCGTCCAGCTCATAGGAATCGATTCGTTCCAATGTTGCAGCTGCATCAGCCGCGAGACGATTCCTGACGAGAATAGAAAGAGCCTCAAGACTCTTTTCTGTCTTTACAGAAATGTCTGTAAGAGAAATCGATTTCGCCTCCCGTCTTAATTTCGTCAGCCCCTCTCTTTCAGCGCGCTTCTGTAAAGTCGCTTTCTTTGCCCCTAGTTTGTCTGCAATGCCTCCCCAGTCGCTTCCCGCCAAGTACAGGCCGCGCGCCGTTTTCCACTGGTCATCTGTCAACTTCATCTGTCGGAAGCGTACAGACGGCCTTACGGCCCGACAAGCGCGCTGACGACAAGCTGACGACAAGCGCGAAATTCCCCAGTAAATCCGGCCTTTTTCTCTCTCTCAAAACTTTTTCAAACTTTTTCTTTGACTCCTTCCGCCCCGTCGCCTAGTCTGTCCACGTCAAATGAAACCCACGTTTAAAAAACTCGCTTCCATCCTCTTCGTGGCCACGGCCTACGCTATCGCAGGCTGGTCGTTTTTCTTCGTCTTCTTTAAATCCCAATTCTAAAAACAAATCCCATGAATTATCCCGAAACTATCCCCGCCGCATTCGCCTCCGATTCATTAGAACGTGCCTATCGTCTCGGCTGGAACCACGGCCACGGAATCGCTTGTCACAATGTCCCGTCAATCGGCGACGCCATCGACCGCTCCATGGATTGGATCGGCTTGGGCAAGATTGTCACCGCCGATAATATCGCCGAATACCACGAATTGCTTTGTTTCGCCGCCGAAACAAATTCCCGCGACTTTTCCCCGTTCGAATTTATCGCCCATGAATTCAACGAATCGGAGGATTCCGAATCCCTTTGGCAAGCTTTCGAATCAGGGATTGCCGATTCAATCCGCCATGATTTGGAATTTTATTCGTACGTTGAATTGGTCTGAATCCTGATACCCTGCCCATCGGCAATCGGTGGGCAGCAATCAGTATTCAAATCCAAATCCAAATCCAAATCCAAATCCCATGTTATCCAAATCCGAAGAAATCCAAATCCTCAGTGATGCCGCAGATAAATTAGGCTCCGGTTCGTACTGCGGGGATTGGCTCCGCGAGCAAATCCCTTTCATCGAATGCGATATCCGCAGCGACTTCCATCCGGGAATTTATGCTTCCGCTTCGATCAAAGATTGCTCCGCTCGATGCCGCGAAATGCTCTCCGAAGCCAAAGCCGAATCTGATCGAATCATTGCCTCCGCACGCAAAGAAGCCGATCAAATCCGCGCCAAAGCAAATCAATTTGACGATCAAATCCGCGCTGAACTGGGCCGATCAATTCAATCAATCCTGAACCGGCTCTGATTCCCCGCGCTTCCCTATCGGCGACGGTAGGGAATAGCGGCGAATTAAAGCCGATCAAATCCAAATCAAATCAAATCCCATGACCATAACCAAATCCGCTCCCCGCTTCCGCTCCCCGTCCATTAAGTCCATTGAATCGGCTTTCCCCGGCAAAGGTAAAGCGGCCAAGGCAATATTCCGAATGGGCCGATCCGAACTTGAATTGCTCCCCGCTGGAAATGAGCGAGTGCGTGAGTGCTATCATGCGCCGACTACTTCAGACGTGCGCCTTCATTGCCTTGACGCATTACTGGAAACTTTCGGCATAGAAGCCTTTCAGACTCGAAACGGAACTTGGGTCGAATACCTGAACACGGGGGACACTTATGCGCCCACAATTGTCCGAATGAACGGACACTATAGAATCGCTTCATGGGGCGACATTGCCGAATCGAACGGCTCGCTTTGACTCCCCGCGAGAGTCTATCCGCAAGGGTAGCCTCCGGCGGTGAATCATTCCCGATTCCCGATTCAATAAATCCAATGAAAACCACCGTTTCAGAATTCCAATTCGTCGATTCCTTCCGCCTATGCGGACGCGAAAGTCAATTCACCGTCCCCGCACGCCGCGCCTTATTCGACCACTTCGAAAATATCGAACAATGGACGGACACTGAAATCACGCTCGATCCTGTAGGGATTTGCTGCGAATGGGCGGAATATCCCTCCGCGCTCAAAGCCGCGCACGACTACGGTTCCAGTGGAAAGGAAAACGACACTGAGGAAGCCGCGCTTGAATGGCTTCAGAACCGGACGCAAGTGGTCGAATTCGACGGCGGACTGGTCATCCAACAATTTTAATTTATCCCCGCGCATCCATGAATTATTACGTCATGCAAACCGCGCTTTCTAGCGGCTCAAAACCTCAGCTAGTCCACTGGTCAAAGTCCGAATCGGACGCCGTCGCCTATGCGCGCCAGCAACTCGACCTGTGGCGCGAGGTTGGCGTCCCGAATCCGCCGCGCTACGAAGTCCACTACAGCGGCCTTCGCGGCTCCGCACTCTGGTCAAGTCTCGACTGAATGACCTATCCTAAGCGCGCCATCGGAAACGGTGACGCGACAGGGTAGGCCACAAGTCCTTCCTCGAACCAACGAAAGCATCCAATGAAATATCCCGAATCAGCGACGGAAAACCTTATCCGCACCCTGCAATCCCTTGTGTCCGCATTCGACGCGAAGCCGGAAGCTCAGGAGGCATTTTGCGCTCCTCTTATCCACGCACGCATTGCGCTGAAGGACATTGCTCAATGGGAATTCGTTTCCATCGAAGAAATCGACAGTAAAATTTAACCCCAGGAAATTTTTATTTCCCGCGCCTGTCTATCGGAAACGGTGGGCAGTAGCGGTAAATCAAAGTCCTGGTTTACCAAATTAACTCCGAATTATGAATCCAAAGCTAATCCCCATCCTCGAAAAGCTAATCGCTCGCGATACGGTCCTGTCGTCTTTCGAAGCGCGCCGGCTCCCGTTGTCCGCCCGCGCCTATGTGCGTCATCTTTACCGCATGGACGATAGTTTCACTCCCGAGGAGCAAGACCTCATCGAGGAACTGCCCCCATTCGCCGACGATATTGCAGACTCCTTCCGCGCCGGCACTGGCGGTGACGATTCCGTTTACCACCTATTTCAGGACGGCTCCCTGTGGCTTAGCACAAACGCTTACAGCTCCGTCTGGACGGACGCTCGCGACTTTGCGGTCGAAATCCTGCTCCCGCGCATGACCTTATCCCGCATGGATGCGGATCTTCTCCGCGCTATCGACATGGGCGATGCGGTTGAATCCGTTCGACAGGACTTCTTCACCGCCTTTGCGCGCATCGTGAGCCATGAATTGGAAATCCAATGGTCCGAAGCTCGCGAGCGTTGGTACAATTATTGCCAATCAACCGGAGAATCTGACCGCTTGGAACTTGGCGGTTACCGTCAAGGTGAAGCCGAAGCGCGAGAATATCTTGAGTGGATCAAGACGATTGCCTGAACCCTACGCGCCTGAACCCATGAAATCCCATACCCCCGGCCCTTGGCTGGTTAATTTTGAGCAGAACAAGTTCGACTCTAGGCGTTCGAAAGTTCAAGTCGTTGACGGTAGTTCCGCCTCTTTAAACAATGGCGGATTGCCACTGGTTTTGGCCAACGTCAATGCAATGCCATTCAATGACGAAAGTGTGCCGCTTGCCAACGCCCACTTAATCGCCTCCGCGCCTGACTTGCTGGCCGCGCTGGAACGCCTTGCGCACCCTATGGCCGACGACGACGATCTGGACTACGCACGCGCCGTTATCGCGAAAGCGAAAGGACAACTGTGAAAGTCTACTGGACCGCTTTTTACGGTCGAAGCGAGTATACGTTCCAAGGCCGCAACGCCAAGCGCGACGCGCATCGACTGGTCAAACGATTCGGCGGACGTGTGGTTCGCGAGAAAGGCAACCAATGAAGCACGCTCACAAGCCGAAGCATTTCGTTAGTCGATGTTTCAGCGGTCCGGTTGATTCGCATCGACCAAACCCCCGCGCACATGGCTGGACGACGGTCGAGCAGACTTGCCGGTGCGGATCGACGCGACTGGTCAACGCGAACCAGCAGCAATTCGAAATAGGTTACTGGCAAACGTCCGAAGAAACTTACGAACAATGAACCTTTCCGAAATCAAAGCGGCGGTCCTGTCCGGTCGAAAAGTCCATTGGAAATCCGGCGCGTACGAAATCACGACCGATCGCCATGACCAGTGGTTCGTCGTTTGCCGCTCGACTGGAGGATGTTGGGGCTTAACATGGACGGACAACGTGACGGTGAATGGCGAACCCGACGACTTTTTCGTCGCATAAGACCTTCCCACGCATCAAATCATGCATCCATTGCTTCTTTCGGCCCTGATTCAGATCGAATCCCACGGAAATGATCTTGCCCGTGGCCGTCACGGCGAGCTTGGCGCGCTCCAGATCAAGCCGATTCTTGTACGCGACGTGAACCGCATCATGGGGACATCCTACGCGCACGCCCAAGTCACCAACCGCGCCGTCGCGCTCTTCATTGCACACGCATATTTAAGCCACTACGGCAAACACCTCTCCGATGAATCGCTCGCACGCATCTGGCAGGGTGGGCCACGAGCCATCAAGCGTTCATCCTCCCGCGCCTATGGCCGTCGCGTCATGCGAAAACTTTCCTCTCTCGAAACCAGTCAAACAACAGCAAAGAAATGAAACTAACCATCCAATCCAAACAGAACGCCCAGACCATCGTGGACCTGTTCAACGCAATCCTAACCGGCGAGGAAGCCGAAAACGGCGCAACCCCGCTCTCAATCTACGACGACAACAAGCATATCTGCTCCCTCATCGCGAAGGACGGCACGCAAATCCTTGAACTGATTATCGAGCGCGAGGATGGGGACAGGCTCCTCCAGATCGGTGAAGTGGAGGAACTCAAGTGATTTTACCAAAAGACCAAATCGATCCGGTTGCGCATCTCCGCGAAATCGCAAGATCTGACAAATTCCATATTGATGATCCAGATGGAGGAATTTTGATGTCAACCGCTTTCATGCTGGAAACTTGTCTTCGCGCCGCCGAACTGCTGGATGACTCGCTTTTTTACGCGCAGATGTATCAGGACAAATCGCTGGAAGGATTGTCTAGACGCGAGAAGATGATCAAAGAATCTCAAACGATCATCCGCCTCATCCGCACCGGAGGACTGTATCCATGAGCCGCAACCTGTTCGCGAAACCGATCTACAAGGTCCAACTCAGCGGGGCGATTGGCTGGTCTGACATCAAAGAGCGGATCGTCAGTTACCGCACGGTCGAATTCTCCTCGCGCAAGGATGCCGAACGAGCGGCGCGTGAATTGAACCCTGGCGAGTACACGCAAGGGAGAATTCGGGTCGTCCCGGTCGAATTGCCGGAAGACTACGACATTTACCCTACGCTTGAAAGGCCGAAGCCGTGAGCATTCGCGACGAACTGGCTGAAATCGACCCTGACCTCCTGCTGATGGACGGCTTCGATGACTGCATCATCGGAATCTGCGAGTCGTTCGGCGGCGAATCGGTCGTCGCATACGACTACGACCGCGTCATCGCATCGCTCGAATCCCAAGGGATGACCTACGAGGAAGCTGTCGAATACCATGAGTTCAACCAACTCGGTGCATACGTCGGCGAACGGACTCCGGTGTTCGTTCGCAGAATTTCCATCTAACTTCTCCAATCCGCCCCGCGCATCTAATTTATAGGCCATTCAACCCCCTGTCCAAGAGCATGAAAATCCATCCATCCTCCCCCTCGCCCCTGCGCGTCGCCAACAGCGCAACGGTATCAACACGTCATTCGCCAATCAAAATCGCTCTACGGGGCGTTTCTGATCGATTGAACGCTATGTCGAACGAGCGATTGAGCGGTCTTGGAGGGGTTTCAATTCCGCCGCAGACTGCGTCCGCCCCGGCAGGGAGCGGTTCAAGCAAGTCTGCGAAAGCGGAATTGTACTCCCTATTTATGGGGAGTTAAGTAACTCCCAATAGGGGAGATAGCGGTAACCATGCTAACTTTCTGTTAGCCAAAAGTGGGTTAGATGAAAGTTAGTTTGGGAGATGTTGACAATATCGAAACGAAGAGTGAATTTAAAGTTCGTATGAGCTATCTAGAAAACGGATCAACGCACCGGAGCCTGTTCCGGTTAATGCCGCCCCTGCATCACGATGCGGACCCGAACCGCTCGCAAGTTCTGGCCTACATTGGTGAGAATCTGGGGTGCGACATCGGGCGGTCGATACGGGCGTTCAACTCGATGAGGCATCCCAAGTCGAAGGTGCTGGTCTTCGATCAAGTCCACCGGATGTGGAAGGGCTGCGACTGGTTGCCCTCCGATGAGAACTCCAAGGACGCCATGATCTTGGTTGAGCATCGGGCGTTGGAACGCCGGGTCATCGCAATGGATGGCGAACTGCGAAAGGCTTTGAAAGAAATCAAGAGGCTGAACAAGCAGATGGCCGACTTGTATTCCGACGCGGAGACGATGGAGGAGGCGGCGGAAGAGGCGGAATCCGACGCAAAACCCCAACGAAACCGTAGGCAATCGCGGCCAATCAGCTCCATTGAATCGATGGTTGCAAGAGCTTGGGCGTGAGAAACATGAAAAAAGATTTGACTCGACCTGATGCAACCCATAACTTGTCACCACGATTTTCTGCAATCAGGCGTAGAGTGCGTCGAGGTGGCGCAACAAGGTTTCGGATTTTTACCTGTAATGATCACCTGATTGCATAACCAACGAACCATGAAGTGCTACACGACCAAGACTGCCGCTGAGATGCTGAACGTATGCAGCGAGACATTGCGCCGACTCTGCCGGGAGGGCGCACAACACCGTCGAGTTGGTCGTCGCATCCTGTTCACGGAATCAGATTTGGCCGCGCTGCTCGATTCAAAGGTGATGCGAGATGAAGTAAATCCGTTCGCACGGAAACCGAAGGCTCAGGAGGAAGTTAAATGAACATCGAGGTTGAACAGGTTCAAGCGACTAAGCGGTGCAACAAGTGCCTTGAAGAGAAGGCGGTTGATTTGTTTGCATTAGATAGAAAATCATCAGACCAAAGACAGTGGAGATGCAAGGTCTGCCAAGCAGCATATCACGCAGAGAATAGAATCAAAATTTTACCTCGAATGGCTGCTTATGGCAGAATCTACAGCCGAAATACCTACATCGAAATCAAGGCTGATCCTATAAAGTACGCTAAGCACCTAGCAGGAAACGCGATAGCAAAGAAGCGTTCCATCGAGAAAAATCCAGATCGCCAACGTGCGAGGCTGGCGGTTTGCAACGCAATCAGAACCGGCAAAATGGAAAGGCCCAACCATTGCTCGCGGTGTGGAATTGAATGCAAACCCGAGGCGCATCACGACAGTTACGAAAAATCACAATGGTTCAATGTCATATTTTTGTGCAATCGCTGCCATGATAATTTGCACCACAAGTATCCCGATTTACCCAAATAATTTTATCCGCCTCAATCTGGTGGATGTGTCCAAGAAACAAAAAAAGAGAATACAACATGAGCAACCAAACACTAACGGTAGTAGCGCCAACGCCAACTCAGGCAGTGGCCACACAACATGACAGCGGCGAGTTCTACTCCCGCATCGGAACATCGCTTGAAGCGGTCAAGGAACTCGGATCGTGGATTGCGCGAAGCGGAGTCTTCAACTGTCAGAAGGACGAGCAGGGCAACATGATCGCCCTTGAATGCCTAGCCACTCGTAAAACTCCGTTCGACTTCAAGCGAGAGTTTCATCTGGTCAACGGCTCGTTGACGATGCGCTCAGACGCGATGCTCGCCGGATATCGGACTCGGGGCGGCAAGGTAATCTGGAAGCAGTTCGATTCGACTGCTGCTATCGGAGTCTGGAAATTCGACGGCAACGAATGCGAAATCGGATTTACGACCGAAGACGCCAAAATCGCAGGACTGCTTCCCGCGAAGGCTGGTTCTGGATGGCAGAAAGATCCGGCAGCTATGCTCCGCGCTCGCTGCATCTCCAAGGCTATTCGAATGCTCGCACCTGAAGTTGTTGCTGGCGTCTATACCCCGGAGGAGGCTGCTGATTTTGCTACCTCACCAACACCCACCATCACCGCTACGACGCGCCAGACGGTCAATGTGACACCGGAACCGGCCTTCTCGCTCGTTGAGAAGTTAGAGCAGATTCTTGAGCCACATTCTGATATCGCCAATGCGTTCCTCGTCAGCAAGAACTTGATCAAGGCTGAGCAAAACTTCCGCGATGTATCCACGAAGGTGGCCAACATGATCGTCGCCGATCCTGACAGCTTCATCTCTAAGGCTAAGACGTTCGCTAACCCTCCCACTGAATGAGCATTCTCAATCAACACGTCAACCTCGACATGCCGGCGGAGAAGTATCACGCCGTTGACGCTCTCTCTAAGTCGATGATGTCCAAGATCCTCAAGTCCCCGGCGCATTACAAAGCCGCGCTGGAGGAGCGTCAGGAGCCTACGAAGAGCATGCAGATGGGTACGGCGATTCACACTGCTGTCCTTGAACCACAACTCTACTCGCAAGTCGTCGCCGTTATTCCGCCGGACATCGATGGACGCACGAAAGATGGCAAAGCGTGGAAGGAAGCGCACAAGTCGCGCATCCATCTGACTCACGCTGAAGACATCGATGTGCAAGGCGTGGCCAACAGTGTCCGTCGTCATCCGTTTTGGGACATCATTCATCTGCCCCATAGGATCGAAGCGAGCGTGTTCGCTCAGGACGAGGAAACCGGCATTGCTCTTAAAGCACGTCCCGATCTGTGGGTTCTTGAGCCTGCGATCTTGGTGGACGTAAAGACCACCGACGACGCAACGCCTGAAGGTTTCAGCCGTACGGTCGGATCATTCGGTTACCACATTCAGGCGGCTCATTACATGGCAATGACCGAAGCGCATAGCTTCGTCTTCGTGGCCGTTGAACGCAAAGCGCCATACGCCGTCGCAATTTACAAACTGGATGCCGAATGGCTTCAGGCTGGTGAGAACCTTCGTAGGAAGGCAATCTCGACGCTGCACGAATGCCGCGCACTGGACAGTTGGCCAGCCTATCCAACAGCGACACAAACCCTTTCATGCCCTAAGTGGGTTCTGAATAAATCCGAAAACTAACCACCGAATAAATTATGTTCACAGTAAACCGCCGTGATGCCGGAGGCCGATACATCGATGCCGAAGGCGACTACACCGTCACCGTAGCCAAGGTCGAGGAAACCCTTGATGCCAAAGGCCGCGAGGTCTGTAAGGTTACATTCAAGACTGAAGATGGCGCATCCATCACTGACCGAATGATCAATCAGGAGAATGTCTGGTTTCGCGTCAATCAGCTTGTCGCAGCAACGAAGCACAATGTTCCCGATGGAACCGAGTACGACTTCCTTGGCGTCAAGGGCAGCTACGCGGCGTTCTTGAAGTCAATGACCGGCTTGGAGTTGCTCATCACCGCTCGCTTTGAGGAGTATATGGTCAACGGCGAGACGAAGAAGACGCTCCGCATCAAGAACATGCGCGAGGTTCCGATTACCGAAGTCGATAGCGACGATCTTGATCCGAAGCCGTTCTAAAGCGCATCACGGAGGGGAGCGCATTCCGAGATAACGCTCAAAACTAAAACCTAAGAATTAAAAAACGTATCTATGGTCAAACCAATCAAAGAAGACAAGGAGCAGTATCGACTTACATTCAAAGGACTGCTGTCTATCTATCTGCCCGACAAAGTTATGAACGAAGTGTTTAGCGCAATCGAACTGTCCTGCCGCCGCAACGGCTGGGGCATTGCAATCAACGAGGAGAACCGACTGGACTTTGTGCAGATGCAACAAGTGAAAGATGCGAAATGAACGATCATTTTCGTGAGGTCAGGAATATGATAAGCGACACGCCCAGAAAATGGAAGGAGTGCAAGTGAACAACTATATTAGTGGCACCAACAGAGTGATCAGCGAAACCCCCATCTCGGACAGCACCGCTCACAACATAGCCGACCTTGGTATGCTATGCCGGAGGCTGGAGCGAAAACTAGCCGCGACTCGGCATTATCTGAGCGTTGTTTCGGAGCGAGTGAAGCGGCTGGAGGAGGCAGGTGATGCGTTGTACGAAGGATGGATCGGATATGGTTTCACCAAGGACAAGCACCTTGCAGCATGGATCAAAGCCAAGGAGGCCAAGCCGTGAGTGACAAATATTTCCCGTGGCCAATTCTGATCCTCCCTTTCGGTTTGGGGTTTGTTGTTGGTATGTTGCTCGGAACGATATCAACCAACAGCTCATGGAAAA